GCTCATGTATCGTGAGCTCTCAATCAATGATATTGATTCAATGGGGCAAGATACATTGGGAGACCGGCTAATATTATTACATACAGGGGGCAATCTTGGTTTTGCTGGCGGTTGTAATATTGGTATTGTAAATGTGTTTTTACGGTTTTAATGGCTATTTTAAGCCATTCTTTTATGAATCGGCAAAAATTCGTCAAAAATTGCTATGCAAAAACTTTATTTATATTTTCTTTGGCTTTTTCTCGCATTTCGTCTGTGTAATGCACATAGGTTTTTAAAACAGTTTCCACCCTGTCACCTAAAAGTGCTGCCACAGTACGGACGTCGAACCCTGTGGCGATTAGGCGTGTAGCATAGGTGTGTCGAAGAGAATGAATAGACGTACCTTTATTGATACGGGATATTAGCGCATCAATATATTTGGCCTCACTAGTCTTATCTGCAAAAATCCTGCGATCTATTCGAGTTACACTGTTTTTTTTATAGGCACGTAGTATTCGTACTAACTCTTGCGGGATAGGGATGTCTCGATACCCATTCATGCTCTTTGTAGGCTTGATGGTGTATTTGTTTTTACCTAGGGCAGATAGTTGAGCAGTCACACTAATCATACCATCCTTTAAATCTACGTTATCCCACGTCAAGCCGACAATTTCGCCGTATCGCAGGCCAGCATATCCGGCAATGGCAATCTTCACATAAGCGGTATAATTCTTTTGACGCACGGTATCAAGCAGTGTTTTAAAGTCATCTGCGGAAATTACCTGTGTCTTTTTTTGCCGCTTGTCTTTCTCTTTAGGGACTTTGGAAACAGGATTAGCCGCAAGTATTTCCAGCGTTTCTATGGCATATCGAAATACACGTCCTACTTTGGACAGATAAAGATTTTTTGTGCTGACAGCATATTTCATGGGTGCCATACAGTCAATAATATCGGAGTGGGTAATCTCAACAATTGGAATATCAGCAATATCACGAAAGGCAGTTAACGCCTGCTCATATATCGCTCTTGTGTTATACTCCAGAACCGCTTTATTTTCCAGCAGGAACAGCTCAAATACCTGACGTAGTGTAATATCCTTCATGGATTCATCAACGACGTTCAGGGCCTTTTCTTTTGCTTCATCCAGCAATTTATCTCCGGCAGCCTTCGCCAGCTTTTTTGTTTCAAATCCTTGTCTTGATTTTTGCCGCCACCTTCCTTTATTGTCTTTGTAGGACAAGATGATTTGATAGCCTTTGTCCTTTTTCCTGTACGTAAAATTATATTCTAAATCGCGCATAAAAATATCAGCTCCTTTTTGATAAAATAGGGCTGATTGTGGTATAATGCAGTTGTAATCAGCCTTCGCAGGGTGGATTATGTAATGCTGAATGAGATGCCTCTCCTTCAGCAATCCCGTATTCTGTTCGCAGCAGGATGCGGGATTTTTTATTTGCTTTGAGTATTGTGTTGTTGTCAATGAGGAAGCTCACACCAAGGGTGTAGATCCTCCCATGATGCGGGGAACCACATATACTGGGGATCAATTAAATAATTGTCCTTCATAAGGTTTCTTACAAAGAGAAGGAAGGGATATTTTGGATCAATAGCTTTTAGTAGCTCGTTCATCATAATAATGGTATTGTAAATTTTGGCATTAGTGTGCGATTCTTCTGCACTCACTGTGATATATGAGAATTGACTGGTCATTTTTTTAGGAGGTATAAACGTTTTTAATATTTTTCTGTTCCATAGTCTCCCGTTATGCGCACAAATATTACGCACTTCATTCAAATGTGTTAAAAATGGGATCATGATTTGTTCATCAAATCCATAATCAATAAAAATATTATTTCTATCTTTAGGTGATTTTAAATTTTTGATCCAGTTAACCATTTCACCAAAAGAAATAATTAGAGCGACAACCCAGATGGGTGGGGTAGTTAATTCTGGGTATTTAGTTCGGTAATGTTTGGCATACAAAGTATTGCTCTTACGATAACTATTTTGTAGTTTATCGTAAGTACAGATATTGCCTGCACTTGCAAAAAATACCTTACGATTAAATAACTGTTTCTGTTCATGTGCATGTGGCCCATATGTCATAGCTAAATAATGAGCCCAATGTGCTTTAATTGATATTTCTATTTTTTCGATTGCAGCCCATACTAAGCGGCGAAGTTTTTGGTCAAATATGTACGTATACTTTACTTTTTTCCAAGAAGTGCCTGGTAAAAACTGGTTGAATTGCCCTTTAGATTCCGGGCCCTTATTTTCAAATATAAACCAGTATCCACTTAATTTATAGTAAGTAACATTGGTTAGCCATAACCTGATTTCGTCTTCCTCATGGGGTGCTATAATCAGCCCGCGTCCTTTTAATAATTTAATTTGATTTTCAATACTTGTAGCCGGTTTATTAAACATCTATACTCCCTCTTGCATAAAAAAAGACCCATCCTGGTGCGCTAGTAATTATAAAAATAATTACAAGAAGCGTGATGGGTACTGTTAATATTATAGTACCACAACACCAGAAACAAAGCAAGTAAAAAATGTAATTTTATGATTTTATGAATTGGTATTTTGGCGATTACTTTTTTCAGTTTTGCTCAAATCGCGTAAAAAATGTACAAATAATTCTATATAATTCTATACAGTTCTGTAGAAAGCAGCAAAAATAGTCATAAATCATAAAAATAACAAAGTGAAATTTTATTGAAATAATAAATTAATCACAAATTAAGAATAAATAGTCTAATTTTATTGTCAATTGTTATCACTAAATTTTCCGGTAGCAGGATTTTTTTTGCTGTCCTTTCAAAGTAATATTATTAATTTCTTTGGTGGGATAATATCCAATATTTATCAAAATATTTTTTTGTAAAATTAGGATTTAATTGAGTAAGTTCACACAACTCTAAATCAGTAATATTATATCTAGCTTGAATCGCACGAAATTGGTTGTAATAGGACAGGTTCGTTCCAGTTGCGTATTTATACTGATATTTTATCGCATCAGGCCAATTATTATAAGATAATTCTGTAACATAAAAGTTCATTCTTATCCATGACATAAAATATGCTCCTAGTAAAAAACCATCTGTATCCATATTTTCTTGTTCGTTTATAGAAATTAAATTGTTTAACTCCTTTATTGAACTAAATGGCGTATCATAATCGCACATCTTAACGGCGTTTATTCCTCTTTTTATTTCCGTCTGTAATGTTATTTGCTTTTGCATTGGTTCATTAGGATTATAAGCACATATTGTTGATGTTACTGTTAACATTAAAAGAAAAGTTATAATAAATAATTTTAGATGTTTCAAGATAAACACTTCCTTTTTTACATTATATACAACAACCTTGCCAAAAATCTTCATTTAATTGGTGTTGTCCCGTATTCTGTTCCAGCAGGATACGGGATTTTTTTATTTGTTTTCTGTAACGTAGCAATTAGGATACTTTAATGGAGCATCGCATCTGATATTGTGCCTGTTTTTTTTTCTTCTTGATCAACTTGTACCGGTATTTCCAGAACTGGTAAATCCCGTCTGCAATGCGGGCATACAACGGCCCCAACTTTTACGGGTTCTTTGCAAAACGGGCATTCCGTATACCCCTGTTCTTTTAATTCTGTTTGTTTTTGTTCTGCCGATTTTGATATTATCAGCGAATGTACTAATGCAACAATAAATAATGCTAGTCCGTAAATATACCATAGTGCGAAATTTCTTCCCTTGGATTTGGCTATGAATGCGGGAATAAGAGCAATAACAAATAAAACGACAACCATTTCACTTGACATCATAATAAGACCTTCTTTCTATAAATAAACAGAATAGATGACTACTTTGCCGAATATCTTCATTTCATCAGCATTATCATAATTAAAGATCATATCCGTAAATGAGGGATCACTGCTGTCCGGCCTGAGGATAAAGCGGTCATTGTCTTCATCATCGTAGAAATGCTTGACCGTATATTCACCGTGGCAATTCTGAGCGACAACAACATCTCCATTATTGATAGTATCTAAATTTATATTCATCAGAACGGCAATCGTAGCACCATTCTGAATTATTTTATTCATAGACTCACCGTTTACATGCATGAATACAATATCACGATTGCGGGCATATTTACCGAGGAAACTATCCGGAATAGAAATTTTGGGAATATCCTGCATTCCGTCAATTTCCTCCAAAGCACCAGCGGCGATGCCAACAGGAATGTCATAATATTCGGACATAGGAGGAAACGGTAAGTTTCGTGTTTGCTTTATGGCGGCTGGGCTGTCTTTTTCCATTGGTACGTCATACCCCATTAGCCATGCTTCACTGACGTTCAAAGCCTTGGCTATTAGATATACATTGTCTTGTTTTGCCACCCATCGCCCTGAAATATATGAACTTATTGCTCCTCTAGATATACCGGTTTTTTCAGATAATTCAATTTGTTTCATTGATCTTATTTGCAAGGCTTCTAATACTCGCTTGCCAAAGGTTGTCTTTTCCATTTCGCCAACTCCTTTTTTCTAAATATTATTGTATCATATATGTTTAGAAAACGCAACAAAAGGAGTGAAAAACAAAACATGATGTTTTGAAAAACTGAAAAAACATCTTGACATCTTGGAACCAATAATATACAATGTGTTTAGAAAACAAAACACAAAGGGAGAAGGTGATACTATGAATTATGATTATTCCAAGTTGAATGGCCGCATGGCGGAATTAGGAATTAGCAAGCAAGAGTTAGCTAAAAGCATGAATATTGGACGAACTACCTTGTATAAAAAATTATGTTCTGATTCTCAATTTACACAAACAGAAATTGGAAGGGCTATTAAATTATTAGGATTGCAAACAAAAGATATTCCAATATATTTTTTTAGCTTAAATGTTTTGGAAACAAAACAAAAAGACACAGCCTAATCAAACAATCCCACGAGAGGAGATGAGAGGGATGATTAGTAAAGATATTCTACCTAATACAGCTTCGATACCGTTAGGGTTTCGGACAATTACTGTTGATGAAGCTGTAAATGGATTAACTATTTTAATTAAAGCTGGGGAATCGGATTCTGCAAAACAAAAAGTTATTAATGCTATTGGAATTCATGAGCCAGTTTCACAAGAGTGTGATGAAAAAATAAGAAAAGCCCTTATCACCGTAGCAGCAATAAGGGCTATGGGAATTGGACAAGAATTAGAAGGTTATTTATTAAGTAAATAAGGCATAATGGCCGAGATGACAGCAGAAAACAATGGCTGATATTTTAGCAGGATAGATTTTGTTTGAGACAATATTCCTTTTTCAACAGGAAAACCTTTGTCAAGTCGTTCAAACAAAGGAACCAGTTCTTTTAATAATAAGTCTTTTTCCTGCTGCGATTGAACTGTGGTTTGAATCAATTGTTGCATTTGCGTAAAAGAAATTCCTGTATTAAAGGTATTACCTACAGCATTGTTGCCAGTAATACCGTAGTTATCACCATAAACAATATTTGTGGTAGGTTGTGGTTGATCTTGTATTTTTTCGACCATTCGGATCCCATCAGGGGTTAATCTGCAAGATATCGGCATACCAATGCATAAACAGTAGTCTTCTATTAAATTGCTTTCTTTTAAATAGCGAGTACTTTCCAATAACGTTTGTTGTTCGCTTGTTAACATGGACATAAATGTATCGTGATTAATAGCATAATGATCTCTTTTTTTAGTAATAGTTTCAATATAAATAGTTTTTAAAAGAGTCATAGCTTTTTCATGGACACCCATAATATCATCTCCTCATTGAGATGATTATATCACAATCCACACGAGAGGAGGTGAGTGAGAATGAAATATAACCCAGACGCACTGAGAAAATTGATAGAAGAAAAGGACAAAAGGAATGCCGAAAAGGCCCATATCACGGCAGTCGCAATCGAAAAAATGCTCGGCACTGCTGCGAACAGTACCGAGCGCGATGAAGCAAAAAAGGAATTAGTTAAGGCATTACTTAGCAAGTAGTTTTTGAACATCTTCAGTAATGGAAGGAGCATAAAAATTATGGAAATCAAATGCACGCCAGAAGAATTAAAAGCGCTCATAGAAAAAGAGCCTTGCAGGAACAAGGCTCAAGATGATAATGAGAATGTTATGTATCGGATAGCTAATATGACACAGAAAATTGACTGGGAAACAATACGTCGATCTGCTTTTAAACAGAATACAGATACAGGTATAAACCAAATAAATTTAACGAATCAAAAAGACAATCAAATACAAGATATTATTTCTTGTCTGCAACGTTGCCAAGAAATCCTATTGTTTTTCTTGGCGAAGGAACTCCTGAATCCGGACGATCCACGATATCAATACGTAGAGGCTGCGGCACGGCGGGGAGTAATAGAATGGTATCAATCCCTTCGGGGTGATGAACTTTAAAATATAAGTATTCATCGCCTGACCGACCAATCGTAATTACTTCTAATTCAGGAAAATCCAATAGATATACTTTTAATTCTTGATTGGCAGGTAAATTTTGTTCATAAACATGAATAACACGCATGATTGACAAATAAATTGCTTTCGCATCCATAAATAATCACCTCCCTTCAAGGTGATTATATCACACAGAGAGGAGCAAATCCCATGGAAGAACGAAGAGTGTTTTCAGTAGATGAGTTGGCTAAGGAATGGAACTGCAGCTCGTCTACTATACGACGCATGGAAAAAGATGGATTGTTGCGACGGCTGCCATTGCCGGGAACCATGTATCGAGCAAAAGAGGTATATGCCCTGGAAGGGCTAAATCTGAGAGACTTAAAGCAGCCGACCGTATTTGAAATGCAAAGGCTTCAAGCTGAAAACAGCGGGTTGCAGAAGCGTGTCAGCCAGCTGGAAGGAATTATTTTGCAAATTACTAGTTTTGCGACATCTGCAGTGGCAGATAAAGTTATCCGGGAGGAACAGGCATGATCTGCGCAGACTGCGGCCGGGAAATCAACGGGACATACGTACTGATTCGGCAGCATGGTCACTATGTCCCAGTGCATCGGGACTGCGGCACATGCCTATCGTATCACGGCCCGCAGCATAAAAAGAAGCCCCGGTGCAGAGTGACCAAGGCTCTGAAAACTTATAGAGAGGAGCATAGTGATGACTAAAGACGATGACAAGATGGTTGAAACGGCCATGCGAACCGCATTTATTCGGCAGCATGGGATTGAATTGCCGGCGTGGATCAACGATCATGAGAGACCGTCGGTAGAAGAAATACTGGCTACAGATTATGGTGAACCAATTACGCTGTGGGACATGATTAAAATAGTAGCACAGCTCGTTCCTATCGCATTGCTGATATGCGTTGTGTGTGCGGCATGGGCATGAAAAAAGCCACCTCCGCAAAGGTGGCGCATAACAAATCAAATTTATATTTATTTTAGCACGAAGAGAGGAGAATTGCAATGTTAATGTACCCAGAGGGGATTAATCCTACTGTAAATGATGAATACAGTGAAAGTGTTGCGACCGCAGTAAAAGACGCGGCTATTAATATTATGTATATGGAGCGGAAGATATATGAATTAGGATCGCGGTTACGGAACAATGCAGAAAATGATCGTAGTTGTTATGTATTAGGTGGGATTATGAATGATATTGAGTTATTTAAAGAAGATATTAATGAAAACACACAGATGATAAATGATGCCATGGAAGAAGAAATGCGTCACATACGGAGGTGAGGATAATGGAAACAATAAAATTGCCGGAAATCATACCAGTAGAACCTAAAATAATGAGTAACCCGCAGGATATAGCATGGAATATGGACGATGTAAAAAGCTATTTAACCGCTATTACCGATAAGTATAAAGGTTTAGTGGTTACAGATGATAACGAAAAGGACATGTCAAAAGTAAAGAACGAAATCGTGTCCCTGCGTACCAACTTAACACGTTTTAAAAAGAAAGGGAAAGACCTGCTGAATAATCCAGTCCGCACTTTTGAATCAGAGTGTGAGGAACTATTGATCATTATTGATGATGTGGAACGTCCCCTGAAAGATCAGCTGCAAAAATATGAGGATGACAGGATTGCAGCATTGAACACGTCTATTGAAAAAGAAATTGAAATGAAATCCCAAGCGGCCGGACTGGATGCATCATATTTGGTCGACTTCCAACGTGACAAGCGTTGGTACAACAAAACTTACAAATATAGCCAAACGCTGATCGATATCGACAAAGAAATTGCAAGACTTGCCGAATCACAGCTGGTGGATACAGAACGTCGCAAGATATTGGCTGAACGGGAAGACCTCATCAAGACTACAGTTGAGTTTGCAAATAAAGAACTGCAAAGTCCGCTAAACGCACAATTGTATATATCTATGGACGCAGATCAATATACCTTCGGAGATATCAAAAAACGTATTATAGCGGATGCTGAACAGCGCAAATCTATTGAGCAGGCAGCCAAGGATGCAGAAATAAAGAGGCAGGAAGATATAAAGCGTAAAGAATTAGAGCGTCTCGCTGAAGTGCAAGCTAATATAGCACGTCAAGCAGAAGAACAACGGCTGGCGGAAGAAATACCCCTTCCGCCAGTATCGCAAGAAGAAATAGATAAAATGGAGGAATTAGACAAGGTTCCTGAATTGATTGACGTAACAATCACATTTCATGGGATATCGGCAGATAAGGTTGAAGAATTGTATCAAGAGTTGGACATATACGGATATGAATATGATGTTAGGTAGGTGAGTGTCATGGAACATTCTGAAAGCATAATTAATTTGGCAAAGGCACTTGTTGCATTCCAGGGTAAAGTAAAAGACCCTGCAAAGGATAAAGATAATCCATTTTTTAAAAGCAAGTATGTAGGACTAGATAGTTTGCTGGATGCGGTACGACCTGTATTGTCGGAATGCGGATTAGGGTTTATTCAATCCCCTAGCGGCAATGGGCAGGACATATCTATTACAACCTTATTGATGCATACAAGCGGCGAATGGCTGCAATCGGATCCCTTTACATTACGGGCAACCAAAAACGATGCGCAAGGCACCGGAAGTGCTGTTACGTATGCAAGACGATACAGCTTATCTTCTATTTTGGGTGTTGCGTGGGATGATGACGACGACGCTAACGGATGTATTAGCAAGACAGGTAAGGCGGCTCAAAACGGCAATCAGACACAAAAAAGTACGGCTCCGCAGACAGTGAGTGATTACTATCAATTGGTAACCACGTATGCACGTAAAAACAAAGCAGTGGGTTATATAGTCGCCATCCTAAAAGACAGTTTTAATAAAACTAAATTTAGTGAGTTGTCGCTGACGGAAGCCAAAACTTTTTATGATCACATGGAAGAACTGATCAAAAAACAGTATGAATTGAGTGCTAAGGATGACGCGGCGTTAATGGATGGAGTGGGCTGATATGAGTGATTTACTCATTGAGCTACAAGAAACACGTAAAAATTTAAACAAGGCTTTGTCGGTATCCGTAGAAAGGGGCAAAGCCTTAGCTACCGCCGAAGCGGATTACAAAGAAGCTAATGCCAAGTACATCTTAGCCGCAAGAGCCAACAGTGTACCGGCTACCCTGATAAAAGAATTATCCCAAGGGGATGCTGTTGTAGGGAAGTTACGATTACAGCGTGATATTGCCCGTACATTGTATGACAGCGCACGTGAAGCCATCAACGTATACAAACTGGACGCAAGGCTGATCGAAGCCCAAATACAGCGAGAATGGAGTGTTGCCGGTGAACAGACGTAAACGGCAAGACGATGCGCTATACCGCAGGACGAGAAAATTGGCAATAGAACGAGATCATGGCTTATGTGTAATTTGCGGAAGGGCGGCTTGCAATGTACATCACATCGTATTTCGCAGTCAATTAGGCACAAGTAATTTACATAATCTAGCTTGCTTGTGCCGGCAGTGTCACGAGATGTCACACGGAATACACGCAAAGGAAATACGGAAAATGCTACAAGAATATATTAGTAAAAAGCAATGAGGTAAATTTATGAGGTATATAGACGAGATTAACGCTTTTAATGATTGGCTAGAAACAAATCCCTTGCCCGCATCCGGCATTGCACTATGGTACGGATTAATGGCCATATGCAACAAAACCGGATGGAAAAAGGAATTTAACGTTGCCATATCTACATTAGCGGCTAAAACAGGTATACCAAGATCATCACTTAAACGAGTTAGAAATGATTTAAAACAAAAAGGATTAATTGAATTTAAAGTGCGCAGCGGAAATCAATCTACGACATATAAGATAAATAGCCTATGTGCTAAATATGAGCCACAATGTGAGCCACAATATGAGCCACAATATGAGCCACAGTATGAGCCACAATATGAGCCACAATGCGCACCCATACCTAGACTAGACAAGACTAGACTAGACAAGACTAGAAAAACATATAACCCCCTTACCCCCTTAGCGGGGGATGATGAGAAAGGGGAACCCATTGATAGCCCTAAGACGGGAAGGAAGAAATTCGTACCGCCTGATGTGTCAGAGGTTAGAGCCTATTGTCAGGAAAGGTGTAATTCGGTGGATGCAGATGCGTTTGTAGATTTTTACGAAAGCAAAGGTTGGCTTGTTGGCAAAAATAAGATGAAGGACTGGAAAGCAGCCGTCAGAACGTGGGAGAGAAACCGAGACCAGCAAGGATTCCGATCAATGGGAAACAGTAAGAAGCCGGCAATTACGGCAGTAAATAATTTAGCTGCCAAGTATGCTGCAGAAGAAGGGAGATAACATGTCAAAGTTAGATACGCTCAAATCTTTATCTGGATTGCAGTTGGCATACAGCAAAGACTTGTCAGAAGAACGCATGGACTTTTATGTTGAAATGCTGCAAGACATACCGGCACAAACGCTGAGTGATGTTGTAAAGATAATTATCCAAACGTCCAGATTTTTGCCTACGATTGCAGAGATACGGGAAAAAGCGATAGAGGGAACAAAAATCATGATGGGTACTAAAGAACCGGATCCTGATGAAGCATGGGGAATGGTGCAAAAATCGATAATGCGTATCGGTCAATATTCACACCCTGACTTTGGTATGCCGATTTTACAGGAAACAGTGGATCATATGGGATGGAAAGATATTTGCCAAACACCCGCTGATGATACAGGAATACTACGGGCGCAGTTTAGGAGAGCTTATGAACAGGCACTGAATAGGCAAAAAACAAAGGAAGCATATCGAGCGGTAGGGATTATAGCACCAAGCGAAAGCATAAAAGCAGTGGAATCATGCATAAGGCCATTAGCACAAAAAATGAGCATGGATAGATAAGATGAAGCATTTTAACATAGTTCGCAAGAAGTCCCCCACCTCTATAGGTGGAGGGTAGTTCACGCTATGGGATTTACATGGCAAAGAAACGAGGGCAATTATGAGAAACCACATTGAGATAACGGGTAACGTAGGAAATAGCGAAGTACGATTTACGCAAAGCGGTATGGCAGTATTAAACTTTTCCGTCGCTGTCAATATTGGTAAAAAATTGAGCGATGGCACATACGACAACAAGACGATGTGGATGAATTGTACAGCCTTTAAGGATTTGGCTGAAAACGCAGCAGACGAGGTTGTGAAAGGTAAATACGTGCAAGTAGCTGGGAGATTGGATGAGCAGGAATATACCGGGAAAGACGGCGCACAGCATAAAGCAATGAAGATTATAGCCGATGAGATAGCCTTCCCAGTTAAGCCATGGAAGCAGAAACAGAGTAATGGATTTGACAATATGGGAAATCCGGCTAACGATGAAGAAATCCCATTTTGATAGGAGAAATTATGAACCTAATGGCAATAGACCCGGGAACCCACGAAAGCGCCTATGTAATATGCGATTATGGCACCCTAAAGCCGATAGACAAAGCCAAGATACCAAACGCGGAATTACTGGAACAGCTGCCGGAGATGATTATGCTAAACAGCATCCAATATGTAGGGATTGAGTATATGCAGTCATACGGTATGGGAGTAGGCAAGGAAACCTTTGAAACGTGCTATTTCATTGGGCGCATGACAGAACGCATACTGCGGCAGACGGCAATAAAAGAGATTATCCCCATATATAGAAACGAGGAAAAAATAGGTACGGTAGGGAATATGAGAGCCAATGACACAGCAATCCGGAATTATCTGATAGATACCTTCGCAGCGCACGATTTTAAAACGGGAAAGGGCACAAAAGGTAATCCTGATTGGTTTTATGGATTTAGCAAAGATATGTGGCAAGCCTATGCACAAGCATATATTTTAAAGCTAAAAGTAGAAGGGAAGATGTAATCATGACAATGGAAAGGATGAAAAGGCGATATGTACGCCATACAGAGCTTCCAGAAATCAAGATTAGTAAACCAATAAAAAGAAGTCGCTGCGCATTTTGCGGCCGGCTTCTTGATTATGATGATTGGCACTGGTTTTGGGATGAATACGGTCAGCGGGTAAAGAAATGTAACAATGAGCTTGAATGCAGCAAAAGCCGGAGACCAATAGCAGACGAATCATTCAGAAGAGCAATTAGGAGGGGAAAATGAAAAATAAACCCATATGGTACAAAATAGAGCACGGATGTTATGATTGTGCATATGATTCCGACAAATCACATGATAGATTCTACTGCCTTATTTGCAAAGGCCAAAAATGTCAGTGTAAAGGATGCGATATTTCTCTGTCTACACCGACGCGATGGAAGCAAGGACATTTTGATACCTCCATTTTTAAGAACTTCGAGGAATTAAATGCCGCGGTAGTAAAAAATGCCGTTCATGAATATCAGCATTATCGCAAGATATGGATGAAAAAAAGGTTGCCGGATGCTCACGATCATATGAAAAGCATTGAGGACTGGTTCCGGTCAGGTCAATGCTCAAGATTTACAACGCTAGACGGGAACATGATTATGGACAGGCTGAAAGAAGAAAACTAGTCATCACTTCATCAAAAAAAAATATGGAGTAGCAATTTACTACCCCATGTAAAATTGGTTCGGGAGGAAATGAGTTTATGACGGCTAAAGAATTTCTAAATCAGATTCGACGACAAGAAAAATTATTACGTGCTGTGGATCGAGAACGTAATCAGATACAGTCTGATATGCTGAATCTTAAATGTTCTAAGCTGACGGAACGGGTAACCGGTACGAAACAGTCTGATTTGTCCGATGCATATATTCGGTTGGAAACGTACGAGGAACGCGTGAACGACGAATGGGATCGTCTGATTGGATTACGTGAACAGGGCAAGAAGTTGATTGCTACAGTGGAGAATGCCGATCAGCAAACTATTTTATACGACCGGTATATTAACTGTATGAGCTGGGAAGAAATTGCAGTGGGGATGCATTATACATACAGATGGGTATTACAGTTACATGGAAAAGCATTACAAAATTTAGAAAAAGACTTCACATAAATTCATATTCTTGTGTGGTATACTAGTAGTGTAAAATGATGTCGAGAGCCGCGAGACGGACAGCACATCGCTTTACGCATATAATAAAGGGAGCACCTATACTGCAATGGGTGCTTCCTTTGTCTAATGGTATAAATTTGGGATGGCGATGAAAATTTTATATTGTCATTTTATACTTTCAAAATTTGTATTATAATGTAATAAAAATACGGTTGGAAAGGAAGTATATTATGGCGAACGTTAAAACAATTAAAGTGCATTATTTTCATGTTAAGGTTTGGGACGGTGATTCGGACGAAAATCGTATTCGGGAGGATAATGGAGAACTAGACGTATTATTAGAGAGATTAAAAGATATTGGTGTTATGGATAGGCGTAAGCCAAGAGATGAACAATATGATGAAATTCGACTACAGACGTTAGAAAAAAAACATAATTATTGGAAAATACAATTTGCAAGGGTAAGAGAGGGCGTTATTCCTAATAAGGTTGATAATGCTGGTGATTTTTCGGAAATAGAATTAGATGACGATGAATATGTTGCAGAAGATGTGACTTGTCTTTACTCTTTTAGTGATCATGTCATGGCTATTCAAAGAAATTTTTTTAGCGTTTCTTCACCTAAAATTTCAGAGTATTTTACTTATATTGCAAATAATATTTTTCATGAAGATAAAACTTTTACATTTGACATTATTAAAGATAGCCAACAAAAAGATTTGCACGATGTTTTAATTAGAAGTATTGAATTTAGGTGTATTGATTTAACTAATGGTAATGTTAGTGAAGTAATTACTGGAGCTGCTTTTGGAGCCAGCGCGGTTACTTGTTGTTTAAATGTTGGATCCAAGAGGAAAGGCGAGTTGTCTTTGGCTAGAGAAGCCGTCTTGCATTTTGTGCATAAATATATAGGAAACAATCAGGTTACGTTGCTAAGAGGTAAAATCAAAGAAACTCCTAATTCTCCAATTGAACCAATTGATTTCTTACAAGATCGTATTGAGACATCTTTTATCATTCGATATTCAAAAGAATCCCCAATTACACATGAAAGAATATTTGCAAGTATGCAAGGTAAATATCTACAAGTTGTAGAGCGTATAAGAGGAGAATAATTATGAAAGCTATTTGTAGCTTGATAGTTAAACCGATAGTATTAGTTGCCTGTCTGTTTATTGTTACCGTGTTATTTAACACAAATATTTTTTGTATTATGGATTTAATTGACTCGTCATTTATTTCCATGACGGCTACAATCATAACAGTTTTATTGGGATTTATAGCTACAACATTTGCTGTCTTCTTTTCCATAACAGATAGACCAGTTTTTGTTAGACTAAAAAATAGAGGAGCGGCCAAAGATTTTGTTTTTAGATTTGTAAAGTTTTTTATAATAAGTCTATTTGTATTAGCTTTTTCATTAATTCTTGTTAAAGGTAGATTTCAAGAATATGTGTACCTTAATATCTTTTATGTTAGTTTAATTGAAATGTTTGTGTGGTATTTTTCCACGTTACTTTATTGGATAGTATTGCTTTTGCTGGAGCTTATAGAGCACCCGCATACTATTTAAATGATTCTAGGCACTCAGTAACCTGGGTGCTTTTTTAATACGTAAAATTAGGTGATTACATGATAGGCTGCGACAATACAAAATGTACCCATAACAATAATCTCGAATGTACGATTGATGAGTTATTGATTGTGAACGAACGCTGCCGATGCTTCGTATATAATCGCCGGCAGAAATATACGCATGAGACCGATCTCAATCATGTGCTGGTAAAATATACGCATCGCAATAGAATTTTGAAATAGATTAGCGAATATTATATAAAGTGGGGAATTGAGACTTGATTTGCAGGGTAAAAGGTACTTCTGGTGGGGGCGTGATCGCGCAGGGGTCGGCTGCCCCGCGCGGGTTTTTTAGGTGTGATTTTTTTTTAACCCTTGTTTGTAGTTTTGGAGGAAAAGCATGCGGATAACAAAGAACTTAAATTCATTGACAACAACACAAACTGAAATGGCTAAAATACTAGGTATTACGCAACAGCGCGTAAGTCAGTTGGTGAAAAATGAAACCCTAATTCGTGATGAAAATGGTAGCGTATTTGTCGTAAAAAGTTTGCATAATTTCTACAAGTCACAACCTGAAAACACAGAAAATGTAGATGTTTCGTTTGCGAGAGAAAAAGCACTTCATGAAAAAGCGAATAGGGAGTTAGCCGAACTGGAACTGGCAGAAAAACGGGGCGATATGCACTGTACCGCAGACATTGAACTTACGGTGGGCGGGCTGATTACTGTTTTCAAGAAAAATGTACTGGACATTCCTTCAAAAATGGCACCTATCTTAGTGGGCAAGACGGCAGAAGATATAAAAGAACTGCTGACACAAGAGGGGATACGGTGTCTTACAGAATTATCTCGATTTGATGCAAATAAATTAGGTGAAGTAAATGACGATGAGGAAGAGGAGCCCTGATATAGACAACAATATACCGGATAAGACAATCCAGCTATTGACGCGGTTGCTTAACATGGTTGCGCCGCCGCCGGATATGGCCGTATCAGAATGGGCAGAAACCTATCGGTACATTCCGGATGAATACGGCGCCCATCCGGGGAAGTGGAATTCGGATGCGGTCCCGTATCAAAAAGAACCGATGCGGGCATTTACCCAAAAGGGCATTCATAAGGTAGTTATGATGTGTGCTGCCCAGTTGGGAAAATCGGAAATCATGTTTAATGTGATCGGCCGGTTTATTCATTTGGATCCCTGTCCTATGCTGCTGGTACAACCAACGCTGGGAGATGCCCAGGACTGGTCCAAAGAACGATTGTCGCCGACGATCAGTAAAACACCTGTATTGGATCGACTGGTTCATGAACAAAAATCAAGGAACAGTGATAACACTATTCTCAAGAAACTCTTTCCCGGCGGCTATTTGGCCCTGGTAGGATCCAATGCGCCGTCCGGATTGGCTAAACGGTCTATCCGGTTGCTGTTATTTGATGAAGTAGACCGGTTTGAAAAATCAGCCGGTTCTGAAGGAGATCCAGTCGATCTGGGAATTAAACGAACCTCTAACTTCTGGAATCATATCATTGGCCTGTTTTCTACGCCGACAGACGTTACCAGTCGAATTTACCGGGAATATCAGTTAGGGACGCAGGAAGAATGGATGTATCAGTGCCCCAACTGCGGTGAATGGCACTGGATCAGTCTGGATCATATGGAATGGGAGGCCGATACCTTCGACGTTAACGGGGCGAAATCCTACCAGGTCAAGGATGTCGCGTGGCGATGCCCGGACTGCGGGTTCGCATTTACGGAACAGGATATGCGCAATGCGCCGCAGCAGTATATCGCCAAGAATCCCCATGCGCAGGATACCCGATCCTTTCATGTCAATGCCTTTGCCAGTCCCTGGATGACATGGAAACAGATCATTGCCGAATACCTGATTGCTAAAGAAGATGAAGAAACGCTAAAAACGTTTGTCAACACCCGTCTGGCGGACATATATAACCCAGCCAGCAATGTAAAAGATGTGGATGCGTTGCTGGCCCGAAGAGAGCCGTATGATGCGGAAATTCCGGATGGCGTGTTGCTGCTGACGGCGGCTGTCGACACACAGGATAACCGATTGGAATATGAAGTCTCCGGATGGGGGAAAGGAGAAGAACAATGGGGGATTCAGAAAGGAACGATTCTCGGTGTACCAGATCAAGACAGCACATGGGATCAGTTGGATGAAATACTGGATCATGTGTACTTTTTTAAAAATGGTATGGGGCAAAAAATATCCCGTACGTTTATTGATCATGGCGGACATTACTCCGATGCCGTATATAAATATTGTCAGGCGAATGAGATCAAAGGACGATTTGCCATTCAAGGGTCCCATTCCTGGGGTGTTCCCGTCGTAGAGCGATTGGTGAAGGCGAAAGGATATCCCAATTTAACGGTAATTTTGCTGGGAGTCAATGACGGTAAACAGTATATCTATCAACGATTGATAGATATCACGGAACCCGGGCCTAAATATATGCATTTCCCAGATCAGGAAGGATGTGGGTATGACCGGATATATTTTAAGGGGCTGCTGTCGGAACGACTGGTAACCAAAATGGAAAAAGGTAAGCTGGTTCAAAAATGGGTTAATATTGCAGCCGATCATCGTAATGAACCGCTGGATTTAAAAGTATACAATTTCGCCTGTATGCGTAGTACGACTCGCGAATGGGATAAATGGGAACATGATTTAAAAGAATCTGTATACGTTGCAGAAAAGCCATCACCGCCGACGTATGGCTGTTTTAAGAAAGGGGTGTCTGTATAAATGGCAGACGAAAGCATTCAGCAACAGCGCTTACAGCATTATGTAGATGCCGAACAAAAAGCACTGGAAAGCCAGGAGTGGCAAAAAAAAGATTTTAAAAATAGGCGTGCGAATCTTACAGATATTAGTGCCGGCATCAATCAATTATTGGCCGGGACGGGAAGCGGCAGCCGGGGCCGGGCGAAGCGGATTGTGCTAAGGGATGAGTAAATGAAAAGAAACAATCGTAAGATAAAAACAAAAAATAAAGCCCGTATGCCGACAAGTAGTCCTGCTATTCAGCGCCGTATTACCAATACCGGATATTCAGAGACGGGGGCCAGTCACCGGAAAGGCAGCCTGGCAGCATGGAATCCAATCCGCAGCAGTCCGCAATCAGATATTGACGTCAACCTGTCTACCTTGCGGGCGCGATCGGCTGAGTTATATATGGGAACGCCGGTGGCTACGGGTGCTATTCGCACGTCCCGCACCAATGTGATTGGTTCTGGACTGCGTGTGAGCCCACGGCCCAAATACGGCTTATTGGGAATATCCTCTGCAGAAGCGGCGATATGGGGCAAACGGACACAGGAAGAATTTGACCTATGGGCATCATCTAAACTGTGCGATATCTATCGCAAAAACAATTTCTATGATATGCAGGATATGGCCTATATTGATTATTTGGTAGATGGCGACGCCTTTGCTGTGCTTCGGTATCAACCGCCTCGACCCAATATGCCGTATCTGTTGCGCCTGCAGTTGATTGAAGGAACGCGCGTCTGCAACCCTGGAGTACAGGCTTTGATTGGAGCTGTCGTGCCCTGGTCCGTGGTGGTTCAAAATCCAGATAATGGCAATCGCATTGTTAATGGCGTGGAAATTGACAGTGATGGCGGGGTGGTAGCGTATCATATTTGCAACCGCTATCCCTATGATCCTACGAATTTATCCCAGAATCCCGATTGGGCCAGGGTAGAGGCGTTCGGCGCAGCAACTGGGCTTCCTAACATCTTGCAGATCAGCCACGATGAACGGCCGGAACAATACCGGGGCGTCCCGTATCTGGCACCGGTGATCGAAGTGATTAAGCAGGTAAGCCGGTATAGCAATGCAGAATTGACGGCGGCAATTATTAAGGCCTTTTTTACGTTGTTTTTTACCGAATCCATGCCCCACGCTGACGGCGTGGAGCCGGTGGAAGCGGTGGTCCAGCAATTAAATGGGATACCGCGGCAACCCTTGGACCCAAATTCAATGGAATTGGGGCCGGGTACGATGAATACGCTGCCAATGGGATATGATGTGAAAACGGTCGATTCACAGCGCAGCTTATCGACGTTCGAACCCTTTACCAGGGAATTGATTAAGCAAATCGGGGCTGCCATTGGACAGCCGTATGAAGTATTAATCAAATCGTTCAATTCGTCGTATACAGCCAGCCGGGCAGCTCTGCTGCAGGCGTGGTCTGAATTTAAAATGCGAAGGGAATGGTTTGCCCGTGATTTCTGTCAGCCGACCTATGAGGCCTGGATGGCAGAAGCCGTATTCCTGGGACGGATTGAGGCCCCAGGCTTTTTTGATGATCCGCTGCTGCATAAAGCATGGTGTAATACCGAATGGTATGGCCCGGTAATGGGCGTATTGGATCCAGTAAAAGAAGCGCAGGCCGCCAGTGCCCGGGTGTTGTACGGGTTTAGTACCCGGGAAAAAGAATCCATGGAAATGACTGGAACCAGCTGGGATGAAAACGTGGAACGGCTGTCCATTGAAAAGGCGAAGCTGGAACAGGAAGACCTGCCCGTATATCCCAGCGTACAGCAGGGAGAATCGGCTCAGAACAGCGATCCGGATGATGATGACGAAACAAAAACTAAGGGGGCTACGATATGAAAAAATTCTGGAATTTCCAGGAAAAAAACAAAGATGAACCCGTTGAATTACGGTTGGACGGAAATATTGTCGATGATGACGATACGTGGATCTATGAATGGTTAGGCATGGCGTGTTCCTCGCCCAATGCGTTCCGGACGCAGCTGGAAAGCTATGCCGGGCGGGATATATCCGTCTGGATTGATAGTTACGGCGGCAGCGTGTTTGCGGCGACGGGAATTTATAATGCGCTGATGAAACATAAAAGTACGGGTGCGAAGGTTGTTACCAATATTGATGGAAAAGCCATGAGCGCGGCAACCGTGCCCTTTATGGCAGGAGATGAACGCAACATATCGCCAGGGGCCATTTTTATGGTACATAATCCGTTAATGGGAATTGACGCCGGCTATGCCAGCGATTTCAGAAAATATGCGGATGTGCTGGACACGGTAAAAGCAGGCATCTTAAATGCATATCAGTTGGGGACGGGGCTGGATACGAAAGCGTTATCCGATTTTATGGACAACGAAACCTATATGGACGCAAAAACAGCGGTAGAAAATCACTTTGCTACGGCTGTTTTATTTATGGGACAAGATCCCACACCAGAAACGGTGCTCAATTTTAGCCGTATGCCTATATACAATGCGGCCCGTACGTCGATGAAGGATTTTTTTACTATCATGCAAAACCAAACAAGTCAGACACAGAAACAGGAGGATACCAACATGGAAGTCATTAAAAATGCGGAAGAGTTACAAGCCAAGTACCCGGAATTTATACATACCCTGGTGCAGGATGCCGTTACCAACGAGCGGAAGCGAATTGCGGCATTACAGGCAATGGATGATCCAGAAAATGGGGCCATTCATACGATTGTACAAAATGCTGTCGCACAGGGGGGCACGGCAGAGAGTATCCAATTTGTGGTGGATACGATTCAAGCGAATACGCCGAAAAAAGAAGAAACAGTACCGCCGGCCAATACGGGCGCGCAGATGATGGCGCAAATGATCAAAGACAACATGGCATCCGGCGCAGCAGGCGTAGCGGCGACCGGGGGTGCCCAGCAGACCGAGCAGAATGAAAACGCGCAGGCTATCCAGATGATGGCGGCAGTCATTAATCGAAAGAATGGGAGGGCTCAATAATGGCAGAATTAGTGAATGCAATCAACACGTTTACGTATGATAACTTGATCGGTGGTACCGAACCGGCCGCGATCCTGCACAACGAAACCATTGTAAGTGGCTCCGGGAAACTATCTCGCGGCAGTGTGCTAGGGAAAATCACGGCATCAGGTAAGCTTACTTTGGCAAACAGTACCAAGACAGATGGCAGTCAGACCGGAAATTGTATCTTAGCAGAAGACGTCGACGCTACCAGTGCCGACGTGGTAGCGCCGGTTTATGTAACAGGCACCTTCAACCGGGAAGCACTTACTTTTGGCGGTACCGATACCGCAGCTTCTCATGAAGATGCCTTGCGCAATCTCAACATCTATTTGACGTCTATTCAATAAGGAGAGTGACTTACGATGGCTTTAGACTTAAATAACACCTATTTGCTGCTGCAGGCATTGGAACAATCCTATCCGCCGCAGACCTTATTCCGGGATACCTTCTTTCCCAATACCGTGACCTTTCCTACTAAAAGCGTATTGATGGATTACCGCAAGGGATCGCGAGTATTGGCACCGTTTGTGTCGAACGGCTCCGGCAGTGTCAATGTAGACCGGAACGGCTTTCATACCAAAGAATACGAACCGCCCATGATGGCACCGTCCCGGTTGATTACGGTACAGCATATTGACAAACGGGGATTCGGGGAAGCAATGTTTTCCACACAGACACCCGAACAGCGGGCCTTGGCACTGCGGGCACAGGATATGGCAGAACTGCAGGACATGACGACCCGTACGATTGAATGGATGTGTGCCCAGCTCATGATTTATGGAGAATTTGAGGTCTCCGGGTATGCAGAAGATGGGAAAAACAAGATTCAGGATACCGTAACCTATGCTGATTGGACGCAGAAAGCCACCATGTCCGGAAATGATAAATGGGATACTGTAGACAGTAATGGAGCGTATACGGCAGATATTTACGATCAAATCAAGACCGTGGCGCAGACGGTTTCTCGCAATAGCGGCCGCGTACCGAACATTGCCCTTGGGAGTTGGAAAACGTGCCAGTATTTGCTGAAAAACAAAAGTATGCTGGATATTCTCATGATTCCCAGCCGGGATAATGTGGCATTGATGCAATTCCAGCCCAAAATCACCTCTCCGGGCGTTATTCGGTACGGGTATTTGTCTGAATTAAACCTGGACATTTACGCCTATGACGGCGTGTATGATGACGGCTCCGGTACGCTGCAGCAATATCTGCCGGACGGCTATTTTATTGTGGCTAATTCCGGCCGGGGTTCGCAGCTCTTCGGATCTATCACCCAGTTAGAAGATGACGGCGAATTTCGTACGTACGAAGGCAAAACAGTGCCCAAAATCTGGAAGGATACAGGGGCTGACTCACTGAAAATCAGGGTGGCCAGTAAATGCGTACCGAAACCAGAATTTATTGACGATTGGTACACGATTAAAGCATTTTAAGGGAGGCATATACCGTGCAAATTTTAGTAGAACGATTTTGTGTCCGGCATAACGGCAAACAATACCAGGCAGGCGATATCATTCCGGACGTAGACGCTGCCGAAGCGAAGAAATTGGTCGCCGCCAGTCACGGAGAACTGCGGCTGTTGCAGCCTGCAGCAGAAACGCCGCATGAAGAAACAGTTCAGGATGATCCAGAACCCGTTGCGGATGATATAGGACTGCAGCTTCCTCCGGTGGAACCGGTGCGGGTTGCCAAACGGGGTACCCGAAAATGAGCCTGCAGAATGACATGGGAACCGAAATGGCCGAATTGCTGTTTAATGCGGACGAATTTGCAGAAGAAGCCGCCTATGTCTCCAAAGGAGTTGAGCAAACCATTTATGTATTGGCTGATATCGGCACAGCGACAGGCACGAAAGGAAATCCCAAAGAGGTTGATAAAAGTTATGGGGAGGCTACCTTCACCATACGGGAAGCGGACGTCCCCCAACCCCATGCCGGGGACTTCATCCTGTATCACGGCATCAAGTATACGTTTGTGGCAATAGAAGCGTACATGAACGGCGTTTATGACGTTCGTTTTACGTCCGGATTGTCCGGCGTATCGGTGAGGAGGCTGCAGTAATGCAATTGCAAATCACATACGAGGATATGGCGACGCCCTATTTGAAGCAGCTGGTTGCAAACAATCCCAAATGGATTGCCAGCGCGCTCAAGTCGGCGGCGTGGAAGTCCCAAAAGGTTATTAAATCGGGCATTCAGTCAGGGGCGCCGGGTGGACAAGCCTATGCCCCCATGATGCCGGACAAGATGCGCAGAGCCCTGGATATCGCCCTTGGGAATACGGGGAAAACTCGGTATTCCCCCATGGGGCGCCTGCAGCGAGCCGTTGGGTACGACAGCAGCCGTGCTAATCAAGGGAGCGTAACGGTTGGGTGGCTTAGCCATTCAGCCGTGTATCTTGGAAGCAAACAACAGGAAGGTTTTTCGACAGAGGTAACGGATAAGTTACGGCGGGCTTTTGCGGCGGCAGGTATTAAATTATCAGCTGATAAGAACCAGTTACACACGGCATCCCGTCCGACGTTCCCGCCTGTGCTGCCAGATGTTTCTGCCGTGGCGGCGCAAGCCATGCAGGATAAATTATTGTCTTACATTATGGGGAATACGCAGCGCTCTGCGGCAAGCAGTGGGCGTACGTATAAGGTATACAGGTAAACCAAATGGAAATGACACTATCGTTATATAAGATTGCCGATGCCTGGATGCAGGCTCTTCAGGCATCGACGGTCATTCAAAATTTTTGTCAGGAGAAATATGGCAAATCGCCCACGTTTTTAATGGGAACTACGCCGCGTCAACTTCCAGACGAAGATAACTGCCCGTTTATTTTGATAATGCCGGGACATAAAGTAGAAGGAATCGACGAGGGGACGTTTTCGTATATATTGGGGATTGCGTGGGTTATATCCAATGATAAGGTTGCTGCCGATGGTAACATTGTCCCGTTCGATTCGTATCCCAATGCGTCTTTGATAGACATGCTGGGTATGCGGGAGTGTAATGCCTTCGGGCAGCTGATCTATGAAGAACTGCAAGCCTGTGCGGAATCCAAGGGCTGGCCTATATCTCATATAGATTTTGATATTTCACCCTCAGAAGCTATTTTCCCACAGTGGAACGGCGTACTGGTAGCGACGACGAATATCACGCCGTCTATGGGTGAAGAAATAACATATTAGGAGGTAACATATGGCAATGCAAGCAAAAGGCATTAAAACGATTACAAACCTGATGTTTGAATCGACCTATGGTGTACAGCCCTCAACAGGGACGACGTATCGCCATCCGATTAATAAAAATGCCTTAACAAGTAAACAAAATTTAATTGAATCCAAAACGATTACGGGCCGCAGGGACGCTACGGCACCGGCTTTGGGACAAATTGATGTGTCCGGGCAGATTGAATCGCCAATGGACGTCCGTAATATTGGCAATGTGTTAACGGCCGTATTTGGGGAACCCACAACGACGTCTCTTAGTGCAGCTGGAAATATTGTATCGAGTTCTGCGGTCGGCACGGATATTGCAACATGGAAGGCGATCACCACGGGCTCTTTTTCGGTGTCGATCGATGGCACAGCAAAATCTGTTACCGGAATTACGTTTGCATCCGCAACTACCATGACTAATGTGGCATCGCTGATTCAGACGGCACTACGTGCGGCAGGGACGACGACTGGATTTACTGGCGCGACCGTGACATTTGATGCAGGAACAAATAAATTTACGATAACATCTGGCACTACAGGGGCATCTTCGGCAGTGAGTGTCCTAACTGCGGCAGGGTCCGGGACAGATATTAGCGGGATGATGAATATGACCGCTGGCGTTATCACGGCAGGGGCGGCGTTGTATCAGCATGTATTTAAAGTCGGCGATACCGTACCGTCTATGACCATTGAAAAAGGTTTTACAGATATTGGCAAATATTTCCGGTATGTCGGGTCTAAAGTGAATAAGTTTTCTGTTACCGGTCAGGTAGGGAACAATGAACAGACCTATACCATGGATATGATGGCCGCCAATGAAATCGAACAAACAGCGCCGATGACCGCGTCTCCGACGATACTGGAGATTCTACGGTTTAATAATATCGATGCCACCGTTAAGGAAGGCGGGAATACACTAGCTACCTGCCGAAAAATGCAGCTTGATGTAGATAATGGATTAGATGGAGATACGTACTGCCTGAACGGCGGCGCAACGCGGCCCAGTATTAACGAAGGTATTGCCAAAGTATCCGGGTCCGTTGAAGTATTATTCACGGACACGGCGTTACTGGATAAAGCGATTAATGGTACGGAAACATCGTTGGAAATGGTATTTTCCAAAGGCCCGTATAGTTTGAGCTTTAAAATACCGGAAGTATTGCTGGAACGAGCGACACCTACCGTGGATGGGCCTAAAGGTGTGATGGCCACGTTAAGTTATAACGGCTACTATGCCAATAACAGTGATAATTCGGCAATCGTCGTTACCTTAATTAATGATGTTTCGTCGTATGCGGAGTAATAACAGGAGGAATGAGAGAACTATGGCAAATGAATTGACAAAAGAAGAAAAGGCACAGGAAGTATATGCCAAACAGCAGGAATATGTGGAAACGTTGATTGCGGATGGTACATTACCCAAAATCCGAATGATTACTCGTAAACAGCGTAAGGCATTGGATAAAGCGAATTTGAATTATCTGAAGCTGCAGGTCACAGACAAACGAAATCCCTTTGCGGTACAGGAGGATTGCTACGATTGGATTTTAGATACGGTATATAAAGAACACGATTTTTCCAATCTGCCGAATACGGTATGCCTTGTTTTTGCACGGATGACGTTTGCCTCTACCTATCAGGATGAGTTAGCTGAAAAAAACTAATTAAGGTTTGGCAGTGGGTGTCGGAATGGTCTGCCTATTGTGAAATGTGTCGGGACGAGCATCTGAACACAGATTGCAGTACCTGTGAAGCCCAACCGCCACAGTTGATGCCTATGAATCGTCGGGTATATCATCTGTGGCTGCACTGCCAAACGCAATGGAATTGGAGCGGCGGGATGGAACCGCTGCTGACGGGATTAGACTATCCTGGCATATATCGGATAGCAGAGATGATGGATGTTGAAATTACGCCCAGTGACATATATAAATTGCAGGCATTGGAATGGGATACGATTCAGCGGACTCGTGAGAAAATAAAAAGGAAGTGAGCGTCATGGCAGCAAATGATGTACAAATTAATATTATCGGAAAAGATCAGGCAACAGGCGCCTTTCAGTCCGTATTACAATCCGCTGAAAAAACGTCCAGGGGCGTCCAGGGATTAGGAACGGGTGTCGGTTCCTTAAATACCAGTTTTAAAGGTGCGCAATCCAGTGCCTTGTCCTTTGATGCCGTATTGGCGAGTGCGGGCGGGTATGCGATGGCCATTGCTGGTGTGCAGGGATTAGGAGAAGCCCTGCATGCAACTGTCGGGGAAGCCATTGATTTTTATACTACCATGCAGACCGGTAGTATTTCTTTGGCCGGTTCGTTAATTTCTATGGGCCAGCTAAATGGGCAGGATTTGACATGGAACCAATCGTTACTAATGTCTAAAAAACTGATGTCTGATTTAAGTGATCAGGCATTGGTAACCGGTGCATCAACAAAAGAAATATCTGATGTGTTCCGCGGCATGATTCCCAACGCATTAAATGCTGGTATGACCTTAGACCAGACTTTAAAATTAGCCGGCACACTTACCACCACAGGGAAGGCTATGGGGTTGAACGGCAATATTTTAATGCGGGACGTACAGGATTTAATTAGCGGGAAAAATGTGGAACGTACCAAATTGGGCGCGCTCCTAGGTATTACAGGTGAAGATATTGCACAGGCCAAGCAATCAGCCGGAGGTTTGTTTGATTTCTTATCCAAGCGACTGCAAGGCGAAATGCAAGCCAATCAGAAGTACTTGGAATCCCTCGAAGGGCGCTGGAATCACCTGAAAGAATCTATTGCTCGTGTCGGAGGGGTGGGATTAGATACCACATTCAAGGCGGCAACAGATGAAATGGCGGCTATTGCAAATCAATTTGTGAAGGTAAACAATGAAACCCATCAAGTAGAATTTGTGAATCCGGATATGATTGAAAAGGTTCAAGAAGCGGGTCAAGTTGTCATGAATTTTGGCGGTCAAGTGAAAGAATTTGCCAATGACATCAAAGGAATTGCAATCCCGGCGCTAACTGGATTGGGCATAGGAATCGATTTTGTATCCCAGCATGCGGCCATGATGGGCGAAGTGCTGATTGGCACCTGGGTGGCTCGTAAATTAAATACATACGTGGTAGATTACCAAAATGCGATTCATGGAGCGGCAGAAGCGCAAACATTCCTGGGGCGGGCGGTTATTCAGACACGCACCCAACTAGAAGAACAAGCTGTTGCTGCAGAAAAGGCCGCCCTAGCTGAACGACAAGCAACTATCACCGCGGCACAGCAAGCCATGCAAGCCAAATTGGTGGGAACCGGCGTTACCGCAGAAACGGCGGTGGTAGCGCAGGCGATGGGTGAAACTCAATTAGCGGCGGCTATTCGAGCGACCGTAGCGGCAGAAGCTGAAAAAGTGGCAGCGGTAGAACGCGTACAATTGGCATTTACGCAAGCAAATGCACAATTAATTGCCGGAGAAGAAACGGTGGCGGCAGGGATTATTGCGAACACCTTATCTTTAAAAGAAGAAGGTGCAGCAGCTGAACTCATGGCAGAACGAATGGTACAGGCCACAACTGCTGCCAAAATGGGGCAATTTGAACTAGCTGACAGTATATTGGCGTCAACGCTGGCACTGGATGCACAAGGGGCGGCGTCCATTGTAGGTGGTGCCAAAGTAACAGAAGGTGCGACTGCAGGCCGATTAGCACAAAAAGAATTAATGGCAGTTACGAATGGCACCGTAGGTGCTTTTTCGGCAACTGGAACAACGGCTACGATTGCGGGAGAAAAAGCAGTGACTGCCGGTGGAGTTGCGTTGACGGCTGTAAACAAATTAAAGGATGCGGCATTTGCTCTGGCAGGTGGATGGATAGGAGTGGCCATTGCTATTGGCTATGCATTAACCAAACTATATCAATTTGCCAAAGAACAAAAAGATTGGAATGATAAGCATACCGTCACGTATAATGGTCAGCAGTATATCGTTGACAAAGATGGAAGTATTGAAGGCATCTTTGATTATGGAACGCCTGATGGACCAAAGTATACTAAAAAAATATCGGATATGCCAATTGATACTAAAACAGCGATACTTGGTATTGATGCGCAAAATGCGCAAGATCGTGCTGCAAAGGATGAAGAAGAAACCATTAGAAAAGAGGCGGAAGAGCAAAAACGCCAGCAAGAACGATATTTGAAAATTCAAGAATTACAAGCTAACGATCCAGATTATCAAAATACCCAAAAGAAAATAGCCGCCATGATGGGTGCCGTTACAGGTAAATATGATAGCGAAGACTCCGGTAAAAAAACGGCCGCAGAAAAAGCTGCCGAAAATGCGGCGAAGGAAGCGGCGCATCAGGCACAGCAAATTGCGGAAGCCAATCACCAATACGCCGAAACGATCAAACAAAATGCACAAAAAATCCAGCAGGCAAATGAAAAGATTTCCGGTATTTTAGCGTCAGAAAACGAAAAGCTATTAAAATATAGCGGGACTCAATTAGAGCAGGATACGGCAAAAAATAAAAAAGATTGGGCGGATTTGGTAAAATCTATTCATGGAGCCGCTGTCAATTTAAAAACATTAAGTTTTACTACCGCACAGCATTTAGCGGGCGGAAACAGCGATCAAAGTATTTTAACGGGAGATTATGAAGGATTAACAGACGGTATGAAAAATGCTGTTGCAAAAGTGCTATGGAAAGCAAAAGAGCTGGGTATTCCCGATGCAACGATAACGTCGGGGGCCTCTGGCGAACATGCGGGAAATTCATGGCATTATCAGGGATTGGGTGCAGATATTGCTTGGAGCGAATTAAATTGGAATAGTCCGGCACTCCATGAATTAGCTGCCTATGCTAAATCTATAGGGATTCAAGAAGTTATCGATGATCCTCATGGGACCGGTCCGCATTTGCATTTGGGAAATCCTGACGAAGCAGCACAGTCCTCATCAACTTCTCCTGTAGCAGGAGAACAAGCAGCGGTATCCGACCAAATACAAAGTAATCAGACACAGCTATTAGCGCAGACGGACGAAGTAAAAGCTATTATAAAAGCTGCACAGGAAACAAATTCCGACGCCAGTTTAATGCTTGCTATTGCCATGCGGGAAACCGGCGGCGATACGCTGAACGGCATCAATATGGATCCTAACGGCGGGATGATGCAGATAACGGAACAATCTGCCAGTGATTATGGGATCAATGATTTATATTCGAATTGGCGAACCGATATGGAGCAAAATGCTCTTGCGGGTATATCCATCCTAAATCGTAAAATAGCGGAACAAGGTGGCGATGTATGGGCTGGTGTAAAAGCCTACAACGGTTCCGGTCCTGCAGCAGATGAATATCTATCAAAAGTGCAGGGAAATTATACTTCATTGGGCGCTAATGGCGGTATGAATTTGGCACCTACTAGCTTTACAAGGTATGTTCCCAATGGAACGGCAGAAGCCCTTACCAAAGCGTCTGAAATAGAAAAAAATGCCAACGACAAAGCAATATTAGATTGGACTATCCGCCGTCGGAAACAAATAGAAGAAACAACGCAAACAAATGACCAGTTGTCTATTTTGCCAAATGCGCAGGAAAAAACAATCCGCGATAAATATGCCGCTGAAATTGCGGCCGCGAACGACCAATTTAAAGAACTTTGGCAGGCTTCTGGAAAAAACGCAAATGATAAACAAACAGCAATTGATTTATTGGCCGCCAGAGTTAAAAAGATAACCTATGATACGAATACCAGTTTGCGAGAAAATTTGAATACGCAGACAGAAACATGGAAACAGCATTATACCAATTTGGGTTATTTCGATGATGATTATCAGCAGAACGTTGATAAAAACATGCAGGAAAGATTGAAAATTGTAACGGATGAGCAGAAAAAAGAATTGGCAGATGTTCATCTTGGATTTTCTGACCGCGTCAAGCTAGAACAACAATATATGGAAAATTTAAAATCATTAACATCAACAGAAGGAAAATATTCTATTTCTGTAGCATGGAAAAATCAGACACGCGAAATAAAGCAATATACCATGGATGCGCAAAGCGCCATGAAAAGTGGTTGGAATTCTATCACCGGAGATATGGAAGGTGCGTTTTCTAATTTGCTGACGGAAAACAAATCCTTTGGAGAACGGATGAAAAACCTGTATATATCGATCGGGAATGAAATTCTAAATACAACCATGAAAATTATCATGCAGGGGCTGATTATGAACTCTGTGATGAAGGCCATGGGGAGTGGTACCAGTTTCAATTTTGGCAGTGTATTATCTTCCATGGGAATTTCGGGAAATGTAGGTGGAACGTCTTTAGGATTAGATACCGGGTGGAGTTCAGGGTTATCGATGGTTGGAAGTTTTGCATCCGGTGGTACCGTTCCCAGTGGCTATGCCCTAGTAGGAGAAAACGGCGCCGAATTAATTTATAACAAGACACCTGGGTATGTATACAACGCACGGGAAACGTCGGATATTCTAGGCAAAGTGGCAAATGGACAGGGCCCAGGAGCGTCCGGTGGGGCCCATTCTGTGAACATGACTTTGGTCAATAAATCCGGACAAAATTTGCAAGTATCGAATCCTTCCGCTTCGTTCAATGGAACGAAACTGGTGGCTTCTGCCGTGATTGATATTGTAAAAAACAATCGGTATGGCGTACGTACCATGTTGAAAGGAATGGTGTAACTTGGCGGATACAATTACATTTCCCAGTAGTATTATGCAGCCGTCTTTTGGAACAACAGTAGATGTGGAGGACACCTCCATCGTCTCGAAAATGGAAGACGGCTCAGGTGTTGGACGACGTAGATTTACTAAAAGCAGGAAAACATGGAAGCTGGCATGGGATGCCTTGCCGACGGCGCAATATAATATCCTGAGCGATTTTTTGCAGAACACCGTATATTTCGCCGCGATGGCTTTTCAGTTTACGTCCCCTCTAGATAATAAAACGTATACCGTACGGTATGCATCCAAGGAAGAATTTACCACGAAAGAAGTGGATAAATTAAGTGGCAGTATTACCCTGACGGAGGTGTAACGATGCTATCCTTATCTTCTATTACAAAAGCAGAAAAAAATAAAATGAATACGGATTCTGTGATGCTGATTTTATTGGAATTACAAGTTCCGATTGACGGCGTAGATCCCATACGCGTGTGTTATAACACGGAAGATATTACCTGGAACGGACAGCAATGGATTGCTTTCCCTATGGAGATTGCGGAATGCGAGGAAGATTCCACAGGAAGCTATCCATCGTTTGACATCAAGCTGGATAATACGGGGCGGGCACTGACATATTATGTGGAGCAATCCAATGGAGCTAACGGCGGGTTGGTAATCCTGAGGGTCGTGAATAGCAAGAATTTAGACAGCATAACACCGGAAATCGAAGAAAAATATGAAGTATCGGAATGTCATGTAGATCAGAATTTTGTCACACTCACGGTGGGCCCGTCGTATTCACCGGATTCCAGACGGCCCATTTATCGGTATTTAAAAAATGGCTGCCGCTTTGAATATAAAGATAAACGCTGCCAGTGCTCGTCCAGTCTGACAGATTGCCCGCATACGCTGGCAGGCTGCCGGGCTCGCGGAAACAGTGCGCGATTTGGCGGTTTTCCGGGGATTGACCAGGGAGGCATTTATGTGTGATGTAACGTATGCCGATTTAATCGGTGTGCCCTTTAAAAACAGAGGACGGGATATCCGTACGGGGGTTGATTGTTATGGGCTGGTGATGGAGGTATACCGGCGGCACGGTATGCTACTGCCGGAATTTACTGCGGATTATGATGACTGCGACAAGGTCAGTCATATTATTCATGGGCAGACGCGAAGTGATACGTGGCAACACGTATCTGCACCGCTGCCCGTCCCGTGTGTTGTTGCCATTCGATTCGGTGTGCCGGCTCCGCTGGTCAATCATACCGGTGTATATATCGGAGACGGAAAGTTTATTCATATTCGAGAAAAAACAGGTGTTTGTATTGAATCCATTCACAGCATCGCATGGAAACATACCATTGCTGGTTTTTTTATGTATAAAGGATCTGTTGTATGATTACCATCATTTGCATTAAAAATCCATTTGCCCCCTATGAAGGGCGTGAAATACACAAAATAGCATATCAGGAAGGAAAGCCGGTATCATGGTACATCGATCCGTATCTTACGCAGTATGTTCCACTGGATAAACTGGTTATAGCGGTTAATTCCGATGAAGTAACTGGCGACAATATTCTCCAAGATGGGGATTTTGTCGTCATATCGCCGTATATCGGCAAGGGCGGACACAAAAATCCACTATTAATAGTTGTCTCGGTGGCATTAAGTGTCGCTGCTATGGGGCTAGGTGCCACTGTTGCAGGAGTGTCTTCTCTAGCATCTGCTACAGGGTGGGCCGCTATTGGCGGATATTTGACAGCGGCAGCGGTTATGTATTTGGGTGGTACCTTAATCAACAGGGTATTTGGCACTACAAAGGAAAACAGCACATCGAACCCCACCTATAGTTGGGATGGGATTACGACGACCAGCGGACAAGGCAATGCGATCCCAATCACGTATGGGACAGTCAAGACCGGCGGTCAAACGCTCAATAAATTTGTCATGATAGACGATGATGATCAATATTTATTCTGGCTGCTAGCAGCGGGGGAAGGCTATTTGGATATCAGCGATGTGCAGATTAATGCAAACCCAATTAGCTATTATGAACATATTTACTGCGATATTCGAAACGGACTGTATAATCAGGTGCGCATTCAGAATTTTAATGATACGGTTTCTACGGTGTCCTTAAATCAGGAATTATTGGATTCCGGATGGCGCACCTATGAATTAACAGGGAATGCCAATCAAGGGATTGTAGTGCAGGTAGAATGTACGAGCGGACTATATTATGCCAAGGACAACGGCAGCCTGGGTGAAGAATGGGTCAAAATCAAGGCCCAGTATTGTGTAACCGGAACCACCAACTGGGTGACCTTTATTGATTCGGGTGGGGAACCTCATCTTGATAAAAATAAGTGGTGGGAGGGAGAAACAAGCGATCCTAGCAGTAGTGGCCTATACAATGGAAAAATATCGGCAGCTCAAACCAGTGCCGTCCGCCGGCAATTCCGTATTGATGGATTACCTTCCGGCGCATATACCGTTCGCGTCATGGTCATTGGCCGTGGGGCAGATGTAGGCTCCACACGGGCGCAGACGCGAATTTGGTGGACCAGTGTGGCAGGTGTGGTGTACGATGACTTTTCCTATCCGGGCATGGGATTGGTAGGCATTAAAGGATTAGCAACGAACCAATTATCTGGTTCTCCCAGTATTACATTTATAAAAAAGCGTACTACCATTTTAGCGTATAATCCGGATACACAGGTCTATGAAACAAAAGATGCCACCAATCCGGCATGGGCGGCATATGATATGCTGCATCGAGCCATTGATATTAACGGAGACCAGAGTGAAATTGTTGTGACAGGTGTGCCTGCTGATTTGATCCTCTATGACCGCTTTGCTGCATGGGCTGCGTTCTGTGACAGTAAAAATCTAAAAATTAACATTGAAATCAATACGGCAGAAAAGATGATGGAAAGCATCAATAAAAACATAGCCGCTGTCGGGTATGGCATTGTATTGATGTTTGGCGTTAAGTTTGGCTGCGTGTGGGATGCTGTCGTCGATACGCCGGTGCAGATGTTCGGTATGGGAAATATCATTGCTGGCACCTTTGAAGAAAAGTTTTTGCAAACCTCTGATCGGGCCAATGCAGTAGAAGTCACCTTTACCAATAAAGATAAAAACTACGAACGAGATACAGTTACCGTGTATGCAGACGACTACGACGACGCAGATGCCTATAACAAATCTACGTCCATAACGATGGATGGCATTACCAGCTATGAGCAAGCGTATCGGTATGGTAAATTTCAGCTGTATTGCAACAAGTATCTGATCCGTACGTGCGTTTTTGATGCAGCGATTGACGCCATTGCCTGCAATGCAGGCGATGTGATCGCCGTATCACACGATGTGCCGGAATGGGCGTGCAGCGGAAGAATTACAGCAGTCAATGGCAGTCAAGTGACCGTCGGCGCGCTGTTTGATAACTATGACAGCACGGCAAGGTATCAGTTTCAGTACCGGGCTTCGGTCAGTGACAATATTCATGTAGTGCCTATATCGGATATGGTGATTCATGATACGGGTGTCACAGTGACCCTGTCGTCTGTTCCATCTGACGCTCCAGCAGTTGGTGATGTATGCGATATTGCCAAAACAACGATCGGCTCCAAGTTGTTCACGGTAAAGACCATTACCCGGAGTAATGATGGAGAATTTAAACGTACGATCACATGCTTGGAATACAATAAAAATGTATTCAGTGAAAACTATGATATCCCAGATGTGGACTATACAACAGCGCAGTCGAATCAGGCGGAAAACATCATTAACGTGTCAGCGAAGCAGATACATTGGCTGGCATCAGACGGAACCAAACATGCGCATTTGTATGCGACGTGGCAGCTGCCGGATGGTGCGTATTCCAGTAAATTTGTTGTCTATGCGTCAACGGACAATGTAAATTGGAATCAGATGATGGAAACGGGTGGCATGGCCTGTGACTTTGATACAGATCCCGATACGATATATTATCTTAAAATTAAAACGATCACCAATGTGTCCCAGTCGAGTGGTGTTACTGTTACGGTGGACGTGGGAGAAGATGCACCGCCTAATGACGTTCCTGGCCTTACGGCAACAAAAATCACATCCAACACCACCCAAGTAAAATTGTCCTGGGCAGCTAATACGGATATCGACCTGAAAGGGTACCGGGTGTATGTCAATGGAGTCCTGCATAGTAATATTTTGACAGATACGACATACACATACACTGCCGATCAATCCGGACAGTACACGTTTGCCGTGGTGGCCGTGGATAACAGCGATAACGAGTCCGCAAACCAGGCGACCGTGACGGACGTGATTACCTGTGAACCTGCCGACGTGACGGGATTTACCGTGCAACAGAGTGATGCGGACCGATCCATTGCCGTATTTAACTGGGCAGCGAATAAAGAAGTCGATCTATCTTACTATGAAATACGAGTCGGCGATACGTGGGATACGGGGATAGTCCTTGTTACCAAAACAAAAGCAACTACGGCACGCTATACGCTGCCAGCTTCTGGTAGTTATACGTTTTGGATCAAAGCCATTAATGCTGAAGGGTTTTACAGTGCCAATGCGGCCCAGCTGGTGGAACAAGTCACGCTGGAACCGGATGCGGTCACCGGTCTGGCTATGGCACAATCCACACAGGATAAATCCAAAGCGGCGCTGTCCTGGTCGGCACCGGCGGGAGGCGATATTGCCTATTATGCGGTGAAGTACGGAACGTCCTGGGATGCGGGCACATTGGTGGCGAAAACAAAAGAAATCAAGCTTACGGTCGCACTGCCCGGCAACGGGACCTGGCATTATATGGTACAGGCAGTTACGGTGGCAGGCTATACCAGTACGATTGCCAGTACAGACATTACGGCATCCATCCAGCCCCTGGACGTCACGAGTTTCAAAGCCATACAGTCTGCCACAGACCGGACCCGGATCACGCTGACATGGGACGCACCGGCAGAAGTGGATGTTGCATATTATATTATTAAAGAAGGCAGCAATTGGGATTCGGCAGTGATCGTTTCACCCCGGGTTGCTGGCACGTTGTATGATGTGGTAGTTGACGACGAAGCGAAGCACACCTGGTTGATCAAGGCTGTCACCATAGCTGGGAATGAAAGCCAGTATGCCGCAAGCGTTAGCGGTATCTATGACCTGCGCCCCAATCCTGTTGCCAGTATTCAGGCGTCGCAGGACAGCAACAACCGATCCATCTTAAATATCAATTGGGCCGAAGTTACGGACGGCGACTTATCCGGATACCAGGTAAAGATTGGCGATAACTGGGATGCCGGGGAACCGCTACCGTTCACACGGGAACTGTATGCAACCTATACAATAACCTCATCGGGTACATTTAAAGTGATGATTAAAGCCATGAATGCCGCCGGATACTATTCGGACGAAGTATCCATTGCCTGCACGGTGCAAGTCGAGCCGTCCAATGTGACGGGCTTGGTGGCATACCAGAATGGCGATACGGTGGAACTCTATTGGGATAAAAGCCCGGACAATGATGTGACAGGTTATGAAATACGGGAAGGGTACAGCTTTGACAGCGGGGCGTTGGTATCGACCGTGGTAGCGAATACAGACTACACCATGGCCATTGATACGGCCCGTTTTTATCACTATTTTGTCAAAGCAATCAACAGTAGCGGGAAATACAGTAAAACGGCGGCCAGTGTTTCTTTGACCGTTAGTAACTTATCGCCCCGCAATGTAATCCAAACGTTCGATGAAATTGCGTTGGACAGCGGTACGCACGACAATACAGAATTTGGGACTTCACTGATCAATTTCCAGACGATCGGCGGCAAGTGGTCCGATTATCCGACGACAAAATTTTCAGAAGTCGGCGGCAGCAGCGTGTTAAAGCTGGCAAAGGATTCAAATGGAAATTATGCCACATCAGGCATCTATACGTCAGCGGTCATTGATATTGCATCCATTATTACTTGTAACGTAACAACATTGTTTACGTCTTCGGTCAATTTAAAAGGCGGCAGTGCAGCACTGCAAGTGCGTACTTCGCAGGATGGGACGACATGGCTGGACTGGGAAGGATTTAAGCCGATACAGCGGACATTTCGATACATTCAATTCCGTATCCTGCTGGAAACGACAGATATCACGAAGACGCCGGAAGTCAATCAATGTATCATATCAATTGATGTGCCGGACACCGATATTGCCTTAACAGCGACGATCAGCACCGGCGGTACAACGGTACCCTATGGTCATACCTATTACACGGTCCCAGCGGTCGTTCCGGCAGCGATCGGGGAAACCCTGCATGCCGAATTGATCAGTAAGACCCTAAGTGATTGCGTAATCAAAATTAAAAATGCATCCAATACAGACGTCGGCGGTACCGCGGATATCCGTATCAAAGGATACTAACGCCGTAGGGCGTTTTTTTATTGAAGAAAGGAGCGTGATGATATGGCGTATGACAGCACAAAACCGGCAGACGACGAGTATTTATCCGCGTTCCCTGCGGAGGCGCGGGAACAGCTGCGGGCTATCATTGAGGATCAGATTGTCAATGCCTTGAAGCTGCAGGGATTGGTTCCTGGCAATGCGTCAGGGCAACTGCCTGTCAGCAACGGAAATGTTAATGCGAATTTAAATGCGGAT